TACCCCACATAGCACGCCCAAAGAACTTCTGAGCGACCATGTTAGGGAGGTCGACACATTGCATACCATAAGCACCATCTGCATCAACCCCGATACCACGGTCGGCAAGACTACGAACCCAAGTAAGTACCTCAGATCGAGTTGCCATCAAGCTCTCCTTTTATTAACGTCCGTCGTCTTCAGCGGCTTGCGCTTCGTTATAACGTTTTGTAGAGATCATAAGTACAGAACCTGCGAAGGTCGCAAAGAGACCGATTGTCGCAGTGATCTTAGTTGCATCAAACCCATACAACACACCAAGCCCAGCAATCAAAGTTACTAGGGCTGGTACTACGTTGAGTAAGATGAATTTAGCAGTATTGTATTGTTCATTTGAAAGTTTCATTTATTGTTACCTCGTGATTCTGTGTAGCTACGGACAAGCACTTTGATCTCGTCCATATCCGTCTTTACTGATTTAAGACTCTCGTTCATGTAATCCATTCGTTCTACTAAAGCCCGAATAATCTTCTGTTCCTCTTCATACTTGTCCAATCTCAAGGTATGACTATCCATAAGTTTTTCATTATGTTTGTCTGATACTTCAAGCTCGGTTAGACGGTGTTCTAAATCAGCCGCCCGGTTTTTAGAGGAAATGTAGAAGCTACCCATACTAATAACGATTGGAATAACGACAGTTATAAACCAATGCATTAACTCTTTTTCTTGCATATTCCCTCTCTATTCAATACGTGGCATAACCACGCTAAGTACTCCTTGTTGGAGCATTTCAGCTAGCTTTTGACCTTTATAGTTATATCCTTCCCCTGATTGCATTGTGAAACTGAACAGGGTTGGAGTATCTTTAGGCCATTTAGTGTTCGTGTCATACGGATACGGCATTACAACAACATCGCCATTGTTATATCGCTTACCATTGACTAATGGTTTCGCTACAGATGCGATTCGGCGATATGCAGGCAGGTTCATATTCCCTTGAATAGATACCGCAAATGCGACAAGGACATCCATTGCGTCATCCATAGAACCAAGTTTCTCATCGACTTTTTCAAATCGCTCATTCTCAGCCTTTTTAGGGAAGTTGATGTCATAATGCTTTTGCATAGCTAACTTATACAACTCAGCGTTGCTTAGGTCAATAGCCGCCTCCTCTAAGAACACGTTGACTACTGAGTTATTATCGTCAACAAGAATGACATGAGTTTGCTTGTTGTTAGTTGGATCATAGTCCAACGATTTAGATTTAAATTCTAGTTTAGACACTTAAATCTCCTTTCTTAATTATAGTTGTATGGTGGGTACCTTATTTATCTGGGAACGGGTCTGTTGTAATGTAGGTGATAGTCCCCGTATATACAGCGGTTTTAGTAATACCTGTAGTAATACGTATAGAGCCGTCTGGGTGGAAATAATACATAGCGTTACCTAGGAAATTAGCAGACTCGTTCAGCGCTAATATCATAGTAGCGACATTAGTTGGTCTGAAGCCTACTGGTATTGTCTCAGGACATACGAAGTTTTCGACCCGTTGCACGATAGTCTTGATTGTTCTAGGTATGTGGATAGTAACTAAGTCACCGCTTCTGGTGATTGTCGCCGGGAGTTTATAAGGAATATTATCAGTAAAGTCCTTATGAATAAACTTAGGCTTTTCTACAACAGGGGCAGGAATATCTGCCTTACACACGTAAGTCTGTTCCCATTCAGTCCAGTTATTACCCCAGTCTCGCCATCGAATCCAGGTGTTTAGACGGTCATCCATGAACCGCTGGAAGAGCTCCCGGTGGTTTAAGGCATATACTTCAAGCAGGCCGTGTTTCTTAGTATCAGGCCCGTTTTTTGCACCTCCGTCTTTACCATATACCATGTAAAGACCAGTTTCAGTAAAGGTGTTATAGTCTTTCCTAGACCATCGAACGTCTTGAATTCGACCCTCTAGAGACGTAAGAGGGTACTGCTGAATAGTTTTGTTACCAACACGAATACCATTTACGTTCAACTGACCTGAAGCATACACGTCACCAGCAACATCAAGAACACCACGTTCCCGTATCTTACCAATACCGACCCCAGTTTGGTCCATAGACATGAGTACAGATCTCGTTGGGACTTCAACCCTGAACTCCGAGCTAGTAAATTTATCTTGAACAGTCCCTATGATAACATAAGAGCTACCAGAAGAGAAAGTACCATCTAGGTTAGCGGCTGAGTTGGTGATCTGAGATATACTAGTAAACATGGTATTAGCAGGGCCGTTGTTCTCACTGAAGGTATTAGATCCAAACGGTGCAACCTTAAAGGATATTCGCATTGTATTTCTCTGACTACCATTCATTGGGAGAGGTGCCACTTTAGCATTACGAATAACTTGGATCTGCTCTCCGTTAGCACCAACCCGTTTAGCCTCAAAACTGATCTGAGGTAAGAAGTAATCAAGGAACTCGATACTAACTCGTTTAGGTTCACTAGTCCGACCTCGACTATCTGTAACAGTCGCCTCTACAACAGCGTTACCAACCATCTCAATACTACCAATAACACCATCTTCATTATAAGTAGAGTTTGGTTTACCAACAATAGTTGCTGAATAACTAGATATGGTCGATCCATATGCTCCAGTTCCTTTAGAGAAATCGACTTGCAGGTTGGATAGAACCGAAACAAACTTATTATCACCCAGCAAGTTGTTGACAGCAGTATTGGTATCCCGGACTGAAAATGACGATAACGTAGGCTTGACTGATGCCGGAACCGCTAATGTTAAGTTTTTCTCGTCCCTAGCAATCTCTTTACCATTTTGGTAAGTTATATACCTAACCTTACCAACGCCCTTATCAGAATTAGGAACCTGATTACACAACTCCATAGGCGGCGTCCAGTTGTAAGTAGAAACGAATCGACTATCGCCATTTATATTCTGTTTCCAATTACCAAACTCCGCTTCTACAGCATGTGTATACCTTGTATCATTACGATCAACTGAGAGAGTTACAGGACTACCTATTGTACCAGATACGTCCTTACCTTTACTACCCTTGAAAATATCCTTAAGTTTGAGTGTAAACTGTGCTTTCGCAGTACCATACCCGCCCAAGTTAACGACATACTCACAGGATACAGTAATCGTCTTAGTACCATCCGGGTTGTGTGGGATAAGGTAGTCTTTACCGAAGATATTACGCTTCTGGTTTTTCCCAATAACGGGGTCGATGTCGTAATGTTCTTCTATACCACCAACATTCAACCATAGACGTTTACCGCCATTCCCTGAGAAGATCTGACCCCCACCTGAGGAAATTAACCGAACTTGCACATTGACAAGCGACGCATTCTGCTCAGGTTTCTGAACATTCCAATCAGACCATAATTCTAATTGTACATCCCCAGCCCAAGGACCGGAGAAGTTTACTACTACCATTTGCTATGCACCTCCTACATATAATGTTATATTTCTATCAGGATTTGACGGGTCTTGCATTGTAACAAATCGACCGATACGAAGCGATTTGACGAACACCCCGTTATCAATTTGTAACACACCTTGAGAGATTGATGCCACCTCTTTACCCCCAGATATGAAAGAGATGCGATCTGTTGATACTAGAACTTTTGAAGAACCATCTTTCTGACCTACAATGATCCCTTCTTCAGATTGCGACATGTAAGTGTTAACGAACTCAGTCACGATCTTAAGTTCACCAACTTTGTTCTGCAACTCAGTGATACGCTCACTAGCTCGAATAGCGGCTTGCTCGGCGTCTTTTCGACCAGCCTCTTCAATATCCATAAGGTTATGAACTTGGTTGATCCACTCGTCAACGACTTCCTGAGTAGCCTTTGCATCTAGCTCAGCTTTGAGAAGCGCATTGCGTTCAGAGAGTTGGTTGATCTGGTCTTGGGTCAGTAACTGGTCGGCTTTAGAAGCAATAGCACTATCTATATCCTCTTGGGCAACAGAGTAGTCAGTCGCAGTGTTACCGATCTCGACTTTGACACCAGTGACCCAGGCGGTACCTGATTCAGTATCTTCTAGTATGATTCTTAGGTCTGTTCTTAGCTGGTCATATCTTGTATCCCATCCGAAGTTATAAACTTTTTCAAGTCTAATCCAGTCAGAGCTACCCGTGAAACCAAACATCCCAGGATAATCCGCTGAAGACACAGCTCCGGACTTAGAGTTACGTCTCCAAAGTCCTCCTGATTTAAAGACATTAAAATTTGTCCAGCCGTATTTACCGCGTTTTACATTCTCATATTTCACCCAGCAACTCATTGTGACTGTCGTATAGAGTCTACTTGTAAACTCGGGTGCTATATTGAAAAATACACCCCTTTTTTCTGGTTTCGACTCTAATCGAAAACACTCAGTCTGACCGGTTATATGGTTTTCTGGAAGTCTCTCTATAGCAGCGTAGCCAGTAGCTTTACTATTAATCCAAAGATTACGACCACCGATAACTAGATCTCCGTTCAAGGATACCCATTTATATCGGCCAGGGTCACTGCTATCACCTTGTTCGTAGTCGGTATAAGTACCGATATACTTCTTACCGCTAGAATTTGCTAAGCTGAAGTCAGATCTACCGTCTGCACTATTGGCATAGGCAAAGTGAACGTATGGAGTACGACCATCAGCACCAGGCTTACCAGGAAGTCCTTGCTCGCCGTCTTGACCTTTCCACCTTGTCCAGCGATATTTGCTTGGCTCAGGACTATCCTCACGAATAAAGTCTTGATAGAGACCAATAAAAGGCTTGTTAGAGTCTGTCTGACTGAAGCCAATACGTCCGTCATCAGCATCAGAATATGCGATGTGTGTGTATTGTGTTAACCCGTCTACACCTCTAGGGCCAGGAATACCCTGATCCCCCTTAGGGCCTTGCAGACCTTGAATACCTTGTGGACCAGCCGGACCAGCAGGGCCTTGAACACCTTGATCACCTTTTTCACCACGGTCACCTTTAGCACCATCAGCACCTTTAACCTTAGTCCATTTGTAGACATTAGGGTTAGTACTGTCAGCTTCTGTAAAGTCGGTGTAGGTACCAATATACTCTTTGTTCGTAGCGTCACTGACACTGAATCCACTAGTACCATTAGCCGAATTAGCATAGGCAAAGTGAATATACGGCGTCTTACCGTCAGTACCTTTAGGACCAGGAATACCGTTAGCCCCATCGTCACCTTTCCACTTCGTCCATCGATAAGCAGACGGAGTAGTGCTGTCAGTAGGGTTAAAGTCTTGGTAGATACCAATGTAGGCTTTGCCGGTTGCAGTCTGACTAAACCCGTTACCATAGGCATTGTCAGCATAAGCGATGTGGGTGTATTGAGTTCTACCGTCAGCCCCTCTCTGACCAGGAATACCTTGGTCACCTTTAGGACCTTGTAAACCTTGCACACCCTGAGGACCTGGCGCACCGTTAGCACCATCTGCGCCTTTTATAAGAGACCATTTGTACTTGGTAGGGTCTGTACTATCGGCTTTTTCAAAGTCGGTGTAAGTACCCATATACCGCTTATTAGGGTCACCATATACAGTAAATCCGGTTCTACCATCAGCAGAGTCAGCATAAGCAAAGTGAACATATGGAGTACGACCATCAGCACCAGGCTTACCAGGTGTACCGTTAGCACCATCAGCACCACGTACTTTCTGCCAGTGGTATCTTGCCGGGTCATTCGAATCTTCTTCAGTATAGTCGGTATATGTACCCATGTAGAGTTTCTTGCTTACATCGACTTTAACCTTAGTTGGTTCTGAGTCAATATCCTGAGCTGGCGTGTATACTTCGGCCGTAGTAAATCCAGTATACCCATCTACGCTATCAGCATAAGCGAAGTGGACATACGGAGTTCGGCCATCAGCACCAGGCTTACCAGGTGTACCAGAGCTTCCGTCTTGACCCAGCCATCGAGACCAATGATAATCTTCAGGACGGTCACTACCTGCGAAATTGAAATCTTGGTATATACCTATATGAGTTAATACGCGCCCTTCTTCCGGATCTTTAGTAAATGCGTTATACGCGTTGTCTCCCTTTTCACTAATATTAGCAGTAAAGTTACACCAAGCAAGGTGCGTATACTGGGTTCTGCCGTCATCTAAATCGACAATAGTAATCTGACTAGTTGAAATTAAACTCATTATACCACCTCCTTACTTAGTTACAACAGCAACTGAAAAAGTCGCTTTATCTTCGACGTCAATACGAGTGACACTAACACTCTTAACTTTAGACTCCGGACGCTGACCCCATGGTTCATCAACTTCACCATTAGAATTGGTCTTAGTCCAAATATAGTTAAAGGCTTCACCCCTAGTGTCAATCTCGACATCGTCTCTAAACAGCTTAGCAGTCAGCACAGTGTTGATGATACCGTTCTTAAACACATCACCGTTACTCGACTCAATCACTGTAAGAACAGGAGATACCCCATCATTTACAGTAGCGATTGTTACATCTTGGAACTCAACCATCTGGCCTTGAACCCAAGCCTGAATAGTAATTAGCGCATTACCGCTAGTACCGATATTAGACCTTGATGCCCTGAACCTAGTTCCGCTACCAGCAAGGTTATTGTCAATGAAGTAACTGAAATCGACATCTGTAACTTCAGATTTGCCCTTATATAAAGTAGGAATAAGTTCACAGCTATCTGTCAGCTCACGGAACATAGTAGGTCCTGTAGTTTTTACAGTCATTTTGAAAGGTTGAGCATCATTGATCATCCGTGACATTGTATTCATCAACGTTGAGTTGTTAGTTGGTCGAATAGCAACGACATTAGACAATGTGAGCTTAGTCTTATTATGATCTGTAGAACAGCGAACCATTTCAACGACACGAGCTCTGATAAGCAATCCGCCGACAAAGTTCTCATCGGTCATGAAGATTACATCACCAATCTTGATATCGTAACGTTGAAGAACCATAGCAGAGTTAAGACTGATTTCCCATGTTGTAATAGGATACATATAGTTACGTAGCATCTTAACCCCGTAAGCCCATGCTTCATCTGCGTTAGTGAACTCCGTTTTAACATCACGAACAATCCATGGGTCACAGTTATCCCGTTTGTTAACTGACGGATACAACTTAGCAGAGATAGGGGCATAGATTGTATGAGACCCCCGGTTACAGTACATCTCAACGTGTGTACCGTCTGCAGCCTTGATCTCACGAGAGTTAGGGAAAGTAATATATGCGCCGTCTTTGTTCCGCATCCGGATAGCAGAGAAGAGATTAGTCTTATCTTCTTTCTTAATAACAGAAGCGACATCTCGACCCATCTGTAGCCGAATATCAGTACGAACTCGTCCTAAACCAGGTTCATTATCTTTTGCGACATTGCGAGATTTATAAACATTAAGTATGTACTTATCAATCTGGCCACCATCGGTAAGTTTGGTTATAATCTCCATCTCACCATCAAACGCTTCAACGAGTTTAAGAATCCGAGCCAGACATGTGTCATCGTCAGATTCGAACTTGAGTGTTTGTTTGGTATTACGAATTTCACAAATGCCCAATTCAATACGAGTAAATTTAAAGAGCTGCATAGCTTCGATATAGTCTAAGAATGACTTAGCATCCTTGCTCTCATAAGCGACAACCTTCTCGTTAAGTAACTCTAAGTTAGTTGTAACGCATTCCAATGTAATAGTATAGTCGGTTTCTCTACGAGTCATTACGTTAAACACATAGTCAATATCATCTTCATGGAAAGAAATATAGGACTCTGTAGTGAGGTTGGCTATACGTTCATTTAGAACACCGTTTGAATATTTATCGACAGTAAAAGTAAAGGTAGCCGAACCCTTACCGCAGTATTGATGGAACTCTTCATCGTAATATTTCAGAGAACCCGGAACATCGTTGTTAATATGGTCAACAATGTTCATTGCGTTATCATGAACTGCTAACTGCCATGCAGGTTTTACATTCATTTTGAAGTTTCGGCCTCCTTTCTTATAGCCATGCTTCTTCCCACTCTACAATAACCTCAGGGGCTGTTGTAACGAATCCGGAAGAATGAATTTCAAGTTGCGACTCCCCGGGAGGAATTGCAAAGTATCGAGATCCATTTGCCAGATCTCCTTCTGCACCGACCCCTTGGCTAGATGCCTCTGGATCAGAGATATATGAGATTTTACCTTCATACATATCAACCACAAGTTCACTACCAGCGTTATACTTGTTAGGAACAAGGTCGTAGCGTTGTACATTAGTCTTTTGGAATTTAAGTGATTGTACGCATAGTGTATCCAAATGGCCAGTACCTGGTCTCTCACTCCGTGCTCTACCATAAAGAACCCAGATCTTAGTACATTCCAAGTTCTCCTTGGTAGCATCAACAATAGTCTTAGGAATGCCGTTATATCCATATGTGAATTTTGGACCATCCTTAATAACATAGGCATTACCTGTTCTGCTGTTAAAGGCAGGGTTGGGCCGTTGTTGACCTGGCTCGTTGTTATTAGATCCGAATTCATTCTCTTCACGAGGTAGTTTGTGAATATCGGTTGTAGTGAAGACTTGTACAACCTTATCACTATCAGTTGTGTATTTATCCAAACTATAAGCACAGATAAGTCGGTCATTGTCGTCCATGAACATAATCGCCAACAGACCGGTTTGACCAATTTTAGACGCCCAGAGTTTTAGGTTAAAGTCGCAACGGAAGTTCTTAGCACCTTTAACATTGTTCTTATCCGCAGGTAGAGTATACTCATATACAGCGCACCCCCAGTCTTGACCGATACCTTTAGACCCGGAACGAGTCCAGTGTAAACCAGGACAAGGATAGCCAACACTACCTTCATCTCGTGGTGCCCAGTCAAGTGTTAGGTCGCTGATCTCAGCGTGACTAGCTACGGTTAAAGGAGACTGTGAGCTAAGTTTCCCGCCAATATTTACACCTTTACGCCATCCAGCAGAGTCGTTTGGTGTTAAGTTAAGAAGAAGTTGCGATTGGTCATATGATCCAGAAGCAGTTACCGCACCGTCTCTTCCTGAGGAGCTTGTACCAATTTCCATCACACCGTTTTTATTAACAATACCAATCCAACCGTTAGTTCCAGCGTTCTTAATTCTAATGCGAGGATATGCTGGTGCACTTCCTGCATTATTTAAAGTCATTTTGACAATATTCCCCTCTTTAGTAAGGGAACCAATATCTGGAGAGTTGGTCTTCGATGTCAGTACCTTTGTGAGTTCGGAATGTAATAAACCATCCGGAACTTCAAATGAAATAGACACCGTAGCCTGACTCTTTTGTAAATCCTCAGTGAACTTAGGTTGACCTGATGTCACAGCAAGGTAGTATTTACCATCCTGGTCATCAAACTGTAATTTCTTTGGCCCATCAGGACAATCAAGAGCCCGAGCCAGTTTCGTACGAAGCGATAATAGCTCAGCAGGGCTCCCTGTCTTTTGTCCTTCAATGGTAATATCATAAGAGCTTCTTCTACCAGAAACCCATGTCTTACCAAAACGGCCAGTGCCGGCGGAATATGTATGTTCCTGACCAGCACCAGCATTACGTTCAACTTTAGTTACGGCATCGAGGAGTTTACCGATATCAACAGCATCAGTTCCTTCACCAAAGATTATAGAGAAGTATGATTCATCTCTCATAATCGTGGTAACACTCCATCTAACATATTTAATCGATCACTGTAAGTCCGTTGCGCATCTGCCATTC